CGAGGAAAGAGGGCAAAAATCCCAAGGGTGGTCTAAACGCCAAAGGGAGAGCTTCTTACAACGCAGCGAATCCGGGGAAGCCGGGGTTGAAAGCCCCCCAACCGGAAGGCGGCGCAAGGAAAAAATCATTTTGTTCCAGAATGGAAGGGATGAAAAAGAAGCTCACCTCGTCGAAAACCGCAAACGATCCGAACAGTCGGATCAATAAAAGTTTAAGGGCTTGGAAATGCTAAAAGATAACATTGAACCAGACTTGATGGACAACATCTCCATCCTTGCGGGGCTGGGCGTCCTACTTTCGTGGTTACCTACTGTGTTTTCACTTGTGTCTATTGTCTGGTTCAGCATTCGTATCTGGGAATCCGATACGGTTCGTGGCCTGACCAACCGTATTAAGGGGAAAAAAGATGAAGAGCAAAGCTAAACCTGCAAAGGGTTCTGCACGCACTAAGCGTTTTGATGTCGGCGGCACTGTCGGTGCTTTGGCCGGTCTGGGTACTTTGGCTTACCTGATGTCGCGTAAGAAGAAGGGCGCAGAAGGTACGGCTGGCGAGTACAAACCACAGGGTAAATTCCCACAAGAAGATGGCGGTGGTACGTCGGGGCCCGGCATGGCGGATACAACGTCGGATAACAAGCCATTTGTTAAGCCGCCACCCGGTGTAATTTTTGAGAAAGACCGTGCTAGAGACCGTGCATTACGACAGTCAAAGGACCCTAGATCGAACTTGGTGCCTGAAGGTTTATCCCAACAGGATAAAGATACGCTGTACGAATCCGACAAAGCGCTTGTAAGAACTGATAACGCACCTGTAGTTAGAAAGAAGCCTAAAAAAGCCGACGATAAAAAAGCCGACGATAAAAAAGCCGACGATAAAAAAGTTAGCACAGATAACGCCCCTGCGCCCACAGGCTCAGATTCGACCCGCTCTTCTGCGGATGATGTAATCGGTGCGGGTATTAGGAACGCTCGGATCGGCGAAAAAAATAAGCCTTATCCAGTTAATCTCCCTGCCGTTAAAGAAGCAGAGCGGAGAAATTTTTTGCAAAACAAAGCTGGTCTTAGCGGTAAAGGCATTCCTACGCCCGGCGATAAAAACAAAACAGAAGCAACATCTAAAGTTGCTAAAGCTGTCCAAGGCACAATTGACAATCGCAGTAAAAGTATGGCGCGTACTCCAGAACAAAAAATGTCAGAAGGTGCACGAGAAGTACAAAGAAGACGCGATAAAGAAAAAGCTGAAAAACTTGGCTATGGCATCAAAAAGGGTGGCATGGTCAAGAAGTACGCCTCTGGCGGCTCGGTTTCGTCGGCATCAAAACGTGCCGATGGATGCGCAATTCGTGGAAAGACGAGGGCTTAGTAATGCCAGCCAAGTCCGCCAAGCAGGAAAAGTTCATGCAAGCGGTTGCGAACAACCCCAAGTTCGCTAAAAAAGTCGGCGTACCCGTAACTGTGGGCAAAGAGTTCACTAAATCTGGAGGCGGTGAGATGAAAGAGTCAAAGAAGATGGTTGGCAAAGAGATTGCGTTCATGAAGAAAAAGGGCGCACCCAAGTCGATGGTCAAACACGAGATGGCTGAAGCTGGCATGAAAAAAGGCGGCATGGCTATGAAAAAGATGGCTGGCGGCGGAAAAACATTAGGTATATCACCAGATATGGATGTATCTGATGATAAAGATGAATACAAAAGATCTATGCGTAATCAACGTGCAAAAGATATTGGTCTTGCTGGTGTGGCAGGCGCATTGTCTGGGGCAAAACTTGGCGCACTTGGTTTGGATTACATGGGTAGACGTAAGACTGAAAAAAAAGATAGTGTTAAAGAGAACCAAAAACAATATGGCATGAAAAAAGGCGGCATGGCTATGAAAAAGATGGCCTCGGGCGGTCTGGCTGGTGGTCACAAGGCTGCTGATGGCGTTGCCATGAAAGGCAAAACCAAGGCCATGCAGGTAAAAATGAAGCACGGTGGGCGTACCTGCTAATGAGAGCCTCGCGTGGTATGGGTGCCATAAACCCTTCCAAGATGCCCGGTGGGAAGAAGAAAGCCCGTCGGGATGACACCAACTTTACGCAATATAAAGAAGGTGGGAAGGTCAACGCTGCTGGTAACTACACCAAACCAGAACTTCGTAAGAAGATCGTCTCGCAGGTAAAGTCCGCAGCCACCCATGGCACAGGCGCAGGTCAGTGGTCAGCCCGCAAGGCACAACTCGTGGCTAAGAAGTACAAGGCCGCTGGCGGCGGGTATCGTGACTGATGAGTGTGCTGCGCGTTCGTCCTGACTTGATGTTTATTGGTCAGGTGCATGGTAAAGGCGTAGCAGTACCGCCAGAAGCCAAAGCGGCCATAGATAAGTATGGGGCTTGGTATGAGGGCAGTGGGGATGACCGATTGCCGGGAGTTAAGTACCAAGGCTCATGGGACGATGCGCTGGCGAAAGACGTAAAGGGGTACCCAAAAGAGTTTTTGTTTGTTATTTTTACAAACACAGCAGTAAACGAGCAGAAAGAAATACTCCCCGGTCCCGGTACCATTTTTGACCGGCTGCTTAAAACGCAGGGGCAGTACGGATATTTTAAGAGTCGTAAGTTTGATGCCGATACGTTGACCGCTTTCTTAAAAGAAATGGGCGGGGCGTACTTGAAAGACAGTAAGGCAGAGGCAACAAAAGAAAATGTGGCGGCTTTTATAAGCAGTGGCGAAAAGGACATGTGGGAGTCTGGCAGTACGCCAGCAAAGAAGATGGCAGACAAGGCAAACAAGCACCGAGACATGTGGCTTCTGTCGCAACCAAGAGGTGTTTATTTTGTTGGTTCAGACCACCTGAAAGACTTAAAATCGCTACAAGCAGGTAAGAGTTCTGGCGTTGAAAAGACGGACGTAAACCGGAAAAACACTAGACTAATATGAAGGCACCACAGAAAAGCTTGAAAGACTGGGGGGACCAGAAATGGCGGACTAAGTCCGGTAAACCCTCCAGTAAAACCGGTGAGCGTTATCTCCCGGAAAAGGCGATCAAGGCGCTAAGCCCAGCCGAGTACGCAGCCACTACGAAGGCAAAGCGGGAAGGGAAGGCAAAAGGTAAGCAGTTCGTTGCACAGCCCAAGGGCATAGCCAAGAAAACAGCGGGGTTTAGGTAATGGCTAAAGTAACTGTTGCTGACGAGCTGGAACAACAGCGTTCAGAAGAAGCTTTTGATAAGGCTGATGCCCGCTTAAATCAGCGCTTTCTTGCGCGTAGGTTAACTAAGGAAATAGCAGAATCTGAGGCAAAGCATAAGGAAGCCGCAGAAAAAAGGCAGGCAGCAAAAGAGGCAAAAGAACGTAAGGCTGATCCGCTGTACGACGAGCGTAAAGCAGCACGTACTGAAGCTGAAAAAGGCGCTGTTACTAAGATGGTAGGCGGGGTAAAAGTTACGGAATACCCGTCAGTTGATCCGGTCGAGCGGCGACCTACAGCGCAGCCGTCTGGTGGGCGTGGGCAAGGCGGCGGTGCAGGTAGCTTGCTGCGGGAGATGAACCCACAAAAACTGTACAAAAAAGGCGGTATGATTTCTGCGTCTAAGCGCGGTGACGGAATAGCCCAGCGCGGTAAAACTAAAGGACGGATGGTTTAAATGGCATTTTCTACAGACACAACTGCGTTTAACCCTGACCTCAACGAGATATTTGAAGAGGCGTTTGAGCGTTGTGGCTTAGAACTCCGCACGGGCTATGACTTCCGTACGGCGCGGCGCAGCCTGAACTTTTTGATTGGTGAGTGGGCGAACCGGGGCATCAACCTGTGGACCATCGAGCAGGGTTCTATTAATCTGGCGCAGGGGGTAACGACCTATGATCTACCTGATGATACCGTTGATCTTATTGAGCATGTTATTCGTACTGATTCCAACCAAGGCCCTAACCAAACTGATCTGAACATCACCCGTATCAGCGTCTCAACCTATTCGACTATCCCAAACAAGTTAGCGCAAGGCCGTCCGATTCAGGTTTGGATTAACCGTCAGTCGGGGCAAAAAGTTGGATCGAATGCGGCAACGCCGAAAGCCCCGCAGATTAATGTGTGGCCTGCGCCGGATCAGGGTACAACGCAGAATCCGTACTACGTGTTTTATTACTGGAGACTAAAACGCATTTACGACGCTGGTACCGGTACAAACATTATTGATATTCCATTCCGCTTCCAGAACTGCATGGTAGCGGGGCTTGCTTATATGTTGGCCGTGAAGAAACCCGAGGTATCGCCGGATCGTGTAATGGCATTAAAACTTATGTACGATGAAGCTTGGAATTTAGCCTCTGAAGAAGACAGAGAAAAAGCTGCGGTTCGGTTTGTGCCACGAGAAATGTTCTTCTAATGGGCAACAGGTTTAGTTCAGCTAAAAACTCGATTGCGGAATGTGACCGCTGCGGGTTTCGTTACAAGCTGAAGGAGTTGAAAAAGCTGACGATCAAGACTAAGCAGGTCAGTATTAAAGTGTGCCCGACGTGTTGGGAACCAGACCAGCCACAATTGCAGTTAGGTATGTATCCAGTGGACGACCCACAAGCTGTACGGGAACCACGCCCAGATGTAAGCTACAGACAGGCAGGATATACAGGGCTGCAGTTGACGTTGAATACCGACTTTGGTGACCCGTCAGGTGGTAGTCGAATATTTCAGTGGGGCTGGGCACCGATAGGTGGGGCAAGCGGAAATGACGCGGGGTTGACGCCCAATGCTTTGGCCCCTAGAGGTATAGTAGGTAGTGTAACGATTACATAGGAGTCTATATG